GAATGGCGATACAGGAGAACCTGGAAGCAATCCATATAGTAAGCAATCACATAATATGGCACATCAAATTATTGAAAATGGGCTTAAGCATTGTGATGAGTTTTGGGGCACTGAAGTATCATTATACTTTCCTCAAGTCTATGCTGGCACAACTGATTTAGTTGGTATACATATGGGTGAAGCATGTATAATGGACCATAAGCAAACTAACAAGCCTAAAAAACGTGAATGGATCGATGATTATTTCCTTCAGCTTGCTGCTTATGCTACTGCTCATAATGAAGTACATAACACAAGCATACGTAAGGGTGTTATTTTTATGTGTAGTCAAGATTACAAATACCAAGAATTTGTAGTTGAAGGCGTTGAGTTTGATAAGTTTGTAGACAAATGGTATGGTAGGCTAGAGGAGTACTATACCAAGTTCGTCTAAACATTGATAAATAGACATAGTAACTACGAAAAAAGAACCTATGTCTATTATACAAATTTCAAAGATTCAAACAAGATCAGGTGATCTTGTTGATTTACCTCAATTAGATACAGCAGAATTTGGATTCGCAACAGACGCAAGTAGGTTGTTTATAGGAAATCCTGATGCTAATATTAACATTGAGGTAATGACAACAAATTCTACCATTTATTTCAGTCAAATCAATGGAGCAAACTCTGCTAATTTAGATTTATCGGGACTAGCCAATGGTCAAGTTCTTGGCATTGAAGTAGTAGGTAGCGATACATTTGTTGTAAACAAAGGTGGTAACGTAGGTGGTTTAATTGATTTAGGTCAAGTATCTAATGTTGTATTAGATGGTGGAAGTGCTGGTCAAATTTTAGCTAGCAATGGTGCTGGCGGATTAAGTTTTATTGGTGTTAGTACAGTTCCTCCTGCTGGACCAAATACAGCAATACAATTTAATGATGCTGGAAGCTATAATGGACTAGCTAATTTAACTTTTGATAAAACTACAGGAGTTGTAAGCTTACCAACTCTTACAGTTACAGCAAATGGAACTGTAACAGGTAATCTCACAGTAAGTGGTAATATAATTGGTAGATTGGCAAATGGAAATAGCAATGTAAATATTCCAAGCGCAAATGGTAATGTAACCATTAGTGCTATAGGAAATGCCAATGTTGTTATAGTAACAGGTACAGGAGTAAATGTAGCTGGAACATTAAATGCTACAGGAAATGCTAACGTTGGAAATATCGGTGTAGTTGGAAGTACAGTTACAACAAACATAACAACAGGAGCAGCATCCACCCAAGGAAATATCACAGGAAATTGGGTTTTGACATCAGGATCCCAATTACAATCAACTTATGCTGACTTAGCAGAGTATTATGAATCTGACCAAACATATCCATATGGTACTGTATTAGAGTTTGGCGGTGATAAAGAGGTAACAATCGCTGAAGATGGGACAACAAAAGTAGCAGGAGTTGTTAGTAAAAATCCTGCCTACGTTATGAATGCCACTTGTCCAGGCATATCACTACCTATAGCACTACAGGGTCGTGTTCCTGTCAAAGTTAGAGGCAATATTTCAAAAGGTGATTTAATGATTAGTGGTGGTAATGGTTATGCTAGACCAAGCAAAAGTCCAATGTTAGGTTCTGTTATAGGAAAAGCATTAGAAAATTATTCAGGCTCTGACGGTATGATTGAAATTGCCGTTGGAAGATTATAAAGGTTTCAATATGTCAACATATGTTTTTACATCAAATAACGCAGTACAAACAAGTAGCAATATAGCAACTGATAAAGTTCGTATATCAACAACTGCTAATAGTATACTTTTTGCTGTGGGTTATCCAAATACTGCAGCAACTGGTACAGTTGTAGCAGCAACAAACACTAAAACTGTTACTGGAACCGGTACTGCCTTCTTAACAGAATTAGACGTAGGATATTGGATAGGCAATAGTACAGGAATTACTGTTGGTGTGGTATCTTCTATTGCTAACAATACTAGTTTAACATTAGTTGCTAATGCCAATGTCGCTGTTGCTGGGGCAGGTATTACATACACACCATATGGTGTACCTTATGTTGATGATCAATTAGATCCAAGTAATTGTCCAACAGCTAGCGGTATCGTTCCTAGTAATACAGTATTAAATGATGTTTTTGTAGGGCAAGGTAATGTAATTACTTTTACAAATAGCGAATCAGGTAATTGTACTTTTAGCGTAACTGAATTAGGTATGCCACATGCTGACACAGGTACGTCTGGCTATAATTTGTAATTTCAACTAAATACTATATCATCACTGATGATTTATGCGGTCCCAGCCGCGTAGTGGCTAGAACCCACTTAATATAAGGAGAAAAACAAATGGGTCGTCCTTTAAAGATTGCGAAAGCGCAAGCTATTTTAACAATTACAGATACTACAGCAGCAACAGATTATGTCACAGTAAGTCAAAGTTTAACGAACTTAGGTGTTATTGCTGGTATGCCATTTATTCCTGCGAGTTCAACTGGTAATCTAGTTGGAGGTACAACATATTATGTACTACAAGTAATAGATGCTAATAACTTTACAGTAAGTGCTACTCAATTAAGTGCTAATCCAACTTACAGTGTTTTTGCGTTAGCAGACACTTCAGGTACTACTGTAGCAGCTTCAGTTGGTGTTGTTGATAATGGATTTAATAATCCAGAAGGTACAGCAAACACATATGGTGTAGTTGGTGGTAACACAGCAATTTACGGTAATCAAGTTTTAACAAGAGTTGCTATTGGTGTATCAGGAACAGGTACAATTTACACATCAGATGCTAGCGATATTGTGGCTGGTTTAGGAACCGATTTTGGTAATATATCTGGTCTAGCAGCAGGTTCAGCAATTCAAACAGTTGATCCAGTAACTGGCGCTGTAACTGATCAAGGATTCATAAGTGCTGTTTCAGCAATTACAGAGGCTATTACAGATACAGTTGCTACAGGTAATTTTGTAGTAACAAGTGGAAATTGTGAAAACTTTTTAGCAAGTGGTCCTATCACTTTTGATGCTAATATTGGTAATATTGTAACAGGTACTACATATTTTATTAAATCAATCGCTAATAGCACTCACTTTACAGTATCATTAACACAAGGTGGTGTGGTTGTTCCACAACCAGACGATACTGATACATCTAATGCTACACAAGATGCATTTACACTAACTGCTAACGCTATTTCTAGTGTCAATAATAGTGCTTGGATTTATGCTAATGATGAAGCTGGATTTATTGTTCGTCAAAAAGGAAAACAAAAATATCTAGTTACAGGTGCTACAAGTGGATTAACAGGAGCGTGCTATACAGCCAACTTAGCAAATACCGCTTTAACCCCAAACACAATGAGTATATTAGCTACTTACGCTAACACAGCCACTCAACGTGTTCAAAGTCTAAGTGATATAAATGCTGAATTGTTTACAGCAACATCAGGCCCAGTTGCTACAGGCAATATTGTATTAGCTAATGCTGATCCAGTATTCGCTACATTTAATAGTGCTGTTGCTGCTAATACAGCCAACGGACTGATCTACCCATTAGTTCAGATTGCTAGCGCATAACATGGCTCAAGCACTGCTTAATAGTACTGAAACTGAAGTGGCTGTTCTTCAAGTTCAATTTAGAAACCTCGACGAAAAAGTCGAGGATCTAAAAGTTGAAATGAAGGACATGCGTGGGTCACTTGAGAAACACAGTGCTGAACACACAAGCATGATGAAAGATATGCAGGAACAGGCTCAAGAAGCTCATGGCGAGTTAAGCAAAAAAATCTCGGCACTTGAAAAATGGCGTTGGATGTTAATGGGGGCTGGCGTCGTTATTGGGGCTTTAGGTTGGCCTGCTATAGGCAAAATCTTAGGTAGTTGATATAGAGGGGATCAATTCCCCTCTATTAATTTTAACTTATCTTTTACTACTTCAAAATTAATTGTACTAAACAATCCAGGATGTAATGGCTTTGGATAATAATCTTTTTTAACCCAAGCGTAACCACAATGTTCATTGTTTAATATGGGAATAAATTGTTCAGTTATTTCGCAAAAAAATGTATGATATGTAAAATTTAAATTAACAAATTGTTGTATAGGAATTAGTTTCATTCCAGTTATATCAAATGATAATTCTTCCATACATTCTCTTTGTAAACCAGTATAAATTGTTTCGCCCTTTTCTAATTTACCACCTGGTATACTCCAAGATTGATTATTTTTGTCATTACGTAATAAAAACAAATAATGTTTAGTTGGTTTATGATAAAAGAATATTCCTGCTGACGTACTCATATAATGATTTATGCTTATTATATGACAATAGAATAATCTCCAGCTTCATACCAGCCCTCATAAGACTTCATCCAACTGCCATTGGCGAAACGATATTGAACATTATTTGTAATATTTGTCACAAATTCAACAGTTGTAGCATTTTCACTATCAAAGGCAACTTCCCAATCTCCTGTACTAGCATTAAATTCAATAATATCATTAGCGTTTGCTATTAATGATCCCCAAGCTACTGTTGGGCTACCACTTGACCCTATGTTTTCAACAATTAAATAACGCTTATTTGGAGTTGGTCCAGGCAATCCAGCATTAGGACCTACCATTAATGGATTAATAACACCATCAACTGGTTCTAGTGTGTTTTGAGGTAAAGTATCAGTATCAATATTATAAATTAGTAATCTATCATCTAATGGATCAGGTACAATTGTTCCAACAATCTCTGTTTGTAAATAAGGATTTTCTAACCATATTTGGCTTATACCTGGTTTTATAGCCCCGTATATGTTCAAAAAGCTACTCCAATATATATCTGTGTTTGGTGGAGTAGGTATATCTAAGTCACTATTTGGCGGATTAAAGGGTTCACTCTGAGGTAATAACTGAAGCGTATTACCTAATAATAACAGTTTGTAACCAAATGGGACTATCTTTTGCCTTGTTCCTAATAACAAGTCATCATCTTGTGTTGCCAATAAACTATTACCTTGAAATATACTGGCAATGATTTTTTCAATTACACCAAACTTTTTAAGTTTACTTGATGTAGACAACCATATTGGCATATAAAATTTCCAAGTTAATACATCAATTGGATTGTTTGTTCCTTGTGGAATACTACGGCTACTAAAAGTTATACCATCTTGGTAAACTACTGTCAGTGATGTCCAATCAACAAAATTGTCTGTACTTTGAATTTCTAAACTAGGATTAAAAAGTGTACCTAACTGTTCTATTATTTCTAGTTTTTGATTATAATTCGTTGTCCATACATCTAGTGTAATTCTTAATGTATATGGTACAGGCATTAATCTTTCAATCGTAAATGCTTGGCCCTGTACTGTTTCATAGCTTTGTGATTCTTGACTATAGGCACGCTGTCTTACCTGTAGTTTATCAACAAAATAAGGTTCTTGAGTTCTACGTTGGTCGTATTCTAATCCACTTATATAGTATGTAATTAGTGGAGCACTGGGTAGATTACTAGCAGAATTATTTGCTATAACTGTTGATGCTTGTCTACTTTGATCACCATACATAATTGGAACACGTACTAGGATATCGTTACCAGCAGGATCTTTTCCTTTGGTTACATACCAGTTGCTAAAAATTTTCGCAAATTGTATTAAGAACCTGCGTATCTGAGCATCATAAAAGAAGGTAGCCAAAATTTTAACCTTTTAATAAATATTTGTAGTTCGCGGGAGTGGAGTCCCCAACTACTCTAATGCTACAAAGGAGCATCAGCATGATTATTTATCTATATCATAAACGCCATCGTATAACTGGTCTTAATTATTTTGGAAAAACGAAACTTGATCCTTTTACTTATAATGGATCGGGGAAATATTGGATCAGGTATATTAAAAAACACGGTGAAGATATTGAAACATTAAACGTCTGGGTGTTTAAAGATCAAGATGAGTGTACTACATTTGCTTTAGAATTTTCAATTAAAAATAATATAGTTGAATCTAAGGAATGGGCTAACTTAAAATTAGAGAATGGCAAAGATGGCGGTGACCCTGGACCAATAGGTAGAGCTAATATTTCAAAAACATTAACGGGAAAAAAACACACGCCTGAGCAAAATATGAATAAAAGCCTCAGACAAAAAGGAGTAAAGCGTTCCTCTGAATATATTGCTAAAAAAGTTGGACTTAAGTATAAAACTCCTATAAAAAGAGCTAAACCTAATAAAAACAAAGGGAGACCATTATCAAAAGAATGGATTGAAAAAAGTGCTAAGTCAAGAACAGGGATGAAATACTCAATTGTGACTTGTCCTTATTGTAATAAACAAGGAGGATCAAGTTCAATGCCTAGATGGCACTTTGAAAATTGTAAATTTAAACCTTAAGATTGAGGAGGCAACGGATCAGGTTTAAGTTGTAATATACTTGATAATGGTTGTGCCTCTGGAATAAATGTTTCTGTCTGTTGCATATATATTTGATTTGGATCGTTGATGAATAAAGATTTTTGTGATAAATCACTACTTCCAAATCCTGTATCTGTTCTTACATTTTCACTTATTCTCACCCATATCTTTCCGTCCCAACGAAATAATAATTGTGGGAAGTAATCAATACGTAAAAAGTAATCTCCAACTTGTGGATTTTGTGGGAAAGCAATACCTGCTCCAGTTGGTAAACCATTAGGTGCCTGAGCAGTGCCAGTTAAATATCCAGCACTATATCCAAAACTTCTTGGAGTATACCTCGTTATGTATTGGAATCTTGGATCACAATCAGCACGATAGTCCATTTGCGGAGTTATTGTTCCAATAAATCCTGGCTGTGTTGGATCTTGGTCAGCAGTTGCGTAAGTATTATCAGCAGTACCATATGGGCCTGTGATGGCGCCCAATGATTGAACGCTTAATATTTTATCTCCAACTACAGGACCTGATCCTGTGCTTAATCTTTCTGCTGGTAGTTCTACAACTTCTAAATTTGCCTGTACAAACTTATCAATTTTATCACTTAAATCCATATCAGCAGTCATATCCCAAATACTTTGTATAGCATTTTTTGGAATCTTAATTGCTACGCTTGGATACTTATAATCAGGACTACGCATAGTCACTACAGTGCCTGTCACCGTAGTACTAGGTGCTCCAGCACTGCTTACTACAATATCAACAGGAGGAGCAGGTTGATCTAACTTATTGCTGAATACATTGTTGCTAGCATAAACGCCGTACGTTGGTACAATATAAAGTTTGCTATCATCGTAACCAGCTTTAGGTACAATGCGTTTTGCTTCTTCAAGTTGTGCGTTGTTAATTTCAATATTTTTATTGTATGTGGCAAGTATATCTCTAAGGTCTTGATTTGTATCAAGTTCCCAATATATAGGATTAGGAGGGGCTATACCAATCGGCACTTCTGTTTTACTAATATAGTTTTTATCACCATAACTTATAACATATCCAGCTGGATAAGTTTTGTCTTTATCCCATAAGCCTAAATAATTATCCTGATTGATTGGTTCATTTAATATTTGACTAAATTCTTCGCTATCAACAAGTGGTTCACATTTGATACGCCATAGATGCGGAAACCATGTTTGGCTAAAACCCTCACTTGCGTAATTAGCATCAGTAATTTGCATAAATCTTTTTAATGCTACTGGTATTGTTTCTTTTAATGGATTGTAATCTAATAAATGTGGTAACTCAATAACATCACCCACCATTAATTTACGCCCTACAATATCAATCATGTCATTGTAGTGAACTGTAATAAAAATAATATCATTGTTTAAGAATAATCCAAACTGACTTAAATCAAAGTCTAAATTTTGTACATTATAATGTCCACGTAGTCTATAAATGTTTGGATCATATGTTCTATCTCTGTTTTCCAAAAACAGTAAATCTTGTATATTTGTAGGACTTAATGTGCTATACTCTGGTTGTGTATAGTCTACGCTTTGTCCTTGATTAGTAGGCCCTAAATATTTGTGAATATAAAGGTCAGTGCCACCTACAGTAAGTTGCTCTGATATGGTTCTATCAAAAAATCTGTAGTCGTTTTGCTTATTAGGTCTGTAGAGTGATAATTTTGGCATACTTGTATTTATCGGCAGAGGCTTGACAATAAATGGACAAGTGTGTATAATGCTAAGTAATATGGAAATTGGAGAATATTATGGCTCGAAAAGCTAAACCCGTAGTAGTAAAAGTCACAAAAGCCAAAAAACCAGCAAATGTTTCTAGCGTAAAATCACTAGATCCCAAAGACCCAGATACCAAATATGTTGGTATTGAGCCTGAATTTACATTACAGCCAGAAAATCGTACAGTGGCATTGATGAAATCGTTAAGTTGGTATAGCAGATTTTATGGGCGTAAAGACGCTAAAGAGATTTTGATCCAATATTTGACTCATGTTGGTAAAACTCCTGAGGCAAAAATCATGCATAAGATTGATGACAACGAATTGATTCCTTCAATTTGTTGGTTAGCACGTATGAATATGCGTGG